CATTGGAGTTGATATTATTGGTCAACCGATTTTTGTGCATCACTTTTTAAAAGAAATACTATGAGTAATTTAGTAGAATCAATCGCCTTAATGCAGGCTGAGATATCTGAGTTGAGAAGAATACTTGGATGCTTGAATTTATTTTCTTTCGATAAGAAATATGATACATTTGTGGAGTTCTCGGATGGTACAGGAACGAGTTCCATGGTATTTGAAAACGTTAAAAGGTTACATTTAAGAATAGAAGAACTTGAAAAATCAATACCTAAAAACTTATGAAACCTCACGACAAACTTCAGTCCGACAATAATGCTTACGTATATTTACATATAGATATTGCAACTGATGACGTGTTTTATGTTGGAATAAGTAATAATAACGATGGAGGCAAATATAATAGGGCAAATAGAATACATAGTAGGAGTAGATTTTGGAATAACTATACAAAGCTTAACGGTTTTAAAATTGAAATATACAAAGACAATATTAGTTGGAAAGAAGCTTGCAAATTAGAAAATGAACTTATTATCAAATTTGGTAGAAGGGATATTAAAACTGGAAATTTGGTAAATCTAACTAATGGAGGAGAGGGGTTTATAGGACACTCAAAAGAAATGAAAAAATCTCTATCTATAGGGACTAAAAAATCATGGGCTGATGGGAAGATGGATATTTTACTGAAAAAAATATATAAATATTCTGATAATGGAGAGTTAGTAAGCAGTTTTAATTCAATTAAAGAAGCTGAAAAGGAAACTAAAATCTGTAGAACAGAAATATCTGCATGCGTAAATAATAAGCGACTAAGGGCTGGAGGTTATTTTTGGTCTTTTGAAAACAGTGGAGTTAAAGTGCCAGAACTTAAACCAAGAGGGTGGAGTGGAAAGGTTGGTATAGTTGGGTATGATATAATTACAGAAAAAGTATATACATTTGCATCCGAAAAAGAGGCAGAGATTTATTTTAAAATATCGGGGTTGTCCACAAGTATATGTAAATGCATTCATGGTGAAACAGAAAGGGCAAATGATATTATATGGTACAACTCAGAACACGACAGTAATTTAGCACTGATAAAGAGAGCTTCTATTCGAGGAGAAAGAATGATTGTCAGGATTGATAAACTTAATAATATAGAGATATTCAACAACCTTAAAGACGCCTGCTTTCTCACAAATGGAATAGATTTTAGAAACGTTTCTGCTTGTACATTTGGGAAACAGAAAACAGCATACGGATATAAATGGAAAAAATTAAAAGATTATGAAAGAGCATGATACATTGCAAGCGAAATGCTTTACTTGGATTTGGAATGAAAAACCAGAACTACGCTACCTATGCTTTACTACCCGCAATAACCTAACCATGCAGGAAGGTGATTTGCAATCGAAAATCAAGATGGGGCAAATGAAGGCTATGGGAACTGTAAAGGGAACTACTGATTTAATCTTCTACTTTGCCGGAAGGCTTTATGGATTTGATATGAAAGTTGGAAAGGACAAGCTAAGCAAAGAACAATTAGAGTTTCTTGCTCAATTAAAGAGGAATGGTGGAAATGGAATGGATATAAGAAGTCTTGAGCAGTTTAAGGAAGAAATACAAAGTATCTTAAATAATGGGTGCCTAACTTGCGAGGACTAAAAATAATAACTATATTTGTAAATACATGTTGCTTCATGTAAAACTAATTTATAAGTCCCTTAGAGTAAGTCAGGAAGCAGCAATTTCCTACTGAAATTTGGGACTATTTTTTATTATGGAAGAAATAGAAGTTTGGAAAGATATCCCTAATTACGAGGGGTATTATCAAGTTAGTAATTTAGGCAGGGTAAAAGGGTTAAAAAGGACTGTTCCTTTAATGTATGGACGTTACAGAGTCAATAATGAGAAAATTATAAAGCTACCTATAGATAGCCACGGATATTTAAAATGTAGTTTATGTAAAAACGGTATTGCAACCACAGAAAAAGCTCACGCCCTTGTGGCGATAGCATTTTTAGGACATATACCTAATGGTAACATTATAGTTATAGACCACATTAACGGATGTAAAACTGATAATATGGTTAGTAACTTGCAGATAGTAACTCATAGAGAAATACATCTACTTGTTTTAGAAAACTAGAAGATACTTTTTCGAGTCAATATCTAGGAGTTTCTTGGGATAAGCATGCTAAAAAATGTGTTTCTAAAATTAGGGTTAATGGAGAATCAAAGTATTTAGGTTATTTTTATACTGGAATCGAAGCATCTGATGCGTATCAAAAAGCTTTTAAAAATTTACTTAGTGTTCAAATTAAAAAATAATGTATATATTTGCACGATAAAATTATACTTATGCCAGAAGAATCTCCAGAACAAGGAATACTCCGAATAGTTGAACCCACACGGCAAACGGTTATGCTGGATGATGTTCGAGAGACATTTTCACGTATGATTGCTGCAGGGGAAGGTATAGAAAAAAGCTACAACACTGCTTACGGAGTAACTTTGAGTGCGTACGATGCAAATAATATGGCAATGACTTTATTGTCAAATAAATATGTAGTGGATCGCATTAATCAACTATATAAAGAACGCATGATAATGCGCAATTTAACGAAAGAAAGCGTGGTTGTCAAGTTAGCTGAAATGTTTGACGTATCACTTGTAGATTATTTTAAATCGGATATGAGCGGATTAAAAGATACGAGCGAATGGAGCGAACCAATGCGACTTTCTGCTAAAAAAATTGAGTTCGGTAAATTCGGTGTGAAATTCGAGATTGCGGACAAGCTGGCGATAGCGGACAAGATGATTAGCATGCTCGGGTATATTAATCCAGAGCAAAAGGAAATTACTGATTCAGGACTATCGAAATATACAGATAAAGAACTTGCTGAAATGGTAGGGGTTGAAGTGGATTATAAAGAGGTGAAAATTAAAAAGAAATGACACTAAGCGAGGCAGTTAAAGAGCTAAAATATTATCAAGAATGGAGGACGGGCGCAGATATTACGCAGCCTAATCTAAAAGACATAACAGAGGCTATAGATATAGCGATTCATTTAATGGAAGAATTAACTAAACACTAAATAAAATGGACATATCACTCTCACTTGCAAAACTTGCAAAAGAAAAAGGATTTAAACCTACAACAGTTAAATTCTATTCCGACAAGAAAAACGGTTCACGTAATTCAGCAGAACCTAAAAGTTTTAATACTCTAAAAGCAGATGAGCAATACGGTGAAATGTATGCTTGTGTTGATATTGAAGTACTTAAAAAGTGGTTCAAGATTAAGGTGGATGGTGAAGAGGAGGTTGTTGAGGCGTTGAATGGACACGTTGTTGGCTCATCGTCAATTAAAGAGATACCGATTACTGCCGTAGTGGTTGATATTCCTGATGAAGAAGAAAATTCCGAAATAATATCCGAAGAAGAAAATAAATAGCATGGAAGGAAATAAAATAGTCTTTAACAACAGTTTAGACCATAAGTCGGTTGACCTTTACGTATCAGAAAATGTAAAGGTATCACTTACCAAAGAGAGATATAGTCAACTTATATCTGAAATTATACCTGACATGCAAGACGATATTCAGTCATCTATAAACAGGTTTAATAATGCAAATGCGATGCGAGAAAAATGCATTGGATTTATAAAAGACATAAGAAATATATTTTATTCTGGCGGTTCGGATAGTGATTATATGTTTAAAAATGACATTGATACCATAAAAGAAAATGAAGAAAAACTAACAGAGATGTTAGAAAAATATTCACGACTACTTGGCTTTGAATAAATGGAAAACCAAACAATACTCGATAGACATTCACTCGAAATGAGGGCTGCCGCAAAGATTGAACTTCTTCGCAGGGGAACTAAGAGCGGTGATTTCTGGTCTTATTGCCTGTATTGGGATTATAAGTTTTATTCAAGACGACCTTTTTTAAAAGATATAGCAGTAATTTTACAACGTGTTTATGATTCATATAAGAATGAAGAAGTAATCAGGGTCGCTATCTCACTTCCGCCGAGAAGTGGTAAAAGTTACTGCGTATCAATGTTTTGCGCATTTATGTTAGGTCATTTCCCTGATAAATCAATCATGCGAAATACCTGTACATCCACACTATATGAAAAGTTAAGTAAGGATGTTAGGGAAATGGTGCAAAGTGACAAATGGTACGGGCTATTTGGTGTTCGATTACGCACAAAAGGCGTTAAAACTTGGGCTTTAGAAACTGCAACTCAAAGTAGTTATTTCGGTGGTGGTACGGGTGGAACTATTATCGGTATCGGAGCTTCAATGCTTGATATATCGGATGACCTTTATAGAGGTATCACAGACGCCCTCAGTGAGTCCGTAAATCAAAAGACAATAGAATGGTCAGAATCAGCAAGAGGTTCACGTGTAGAGCGTGGATGTTGCCAAATTGATGTAGGTACACGTTGGAGAACAAATGATATTATTGGTATCAATGAGGCTCGTGGCGATTATAAGAAAGAAAATATCATCAAGGTGTCGGCTCTCAATAAAAAGAATAAGTCTTTTTGTGAAGATGTTCAAAGTACAGAACACTACCTCGATGTAAAAAATAAGATTGCCGAACCGATTTGGTTTGCAGAATACCAACAAGAACCGATAGACATTAAGGGTAGACTGTTCGACCATGATGACTTAAAATGGTATGATGGCAAATTGCCTATCGATTCACACGATTCAAATTTGGGTGTATGTGACGTTGCTGATGAAGGACATGATTATTTGTCTGCTCCTTTTGCAAAGAAATACGGAGATTTGTATTACATTTACGACTGGGTTTTTACGGATCAGCCTGTTGAGGTTACATCTCCACTTTTAAAGGGAGTATTAGACGAAAATAACGTTAACCTCATGCGCTTTGAAAGTAATAATGGTGGACGTATATTTGCATTAGAGATTGCAAAGGACGTCGAAACTAATGTAACATGGCAGTTTACAACATCGAATAAAGAGACTCGTATCTTCACCGATAGTGCATGGATTAAGAATCATTGTGTATTTAGAAACGACGTAAAGCCGGGAAGTCAATATGATAGAGCATTACAACAATTACTGACTTATTTGGCAAAAGTAGAAAAACAAAAAGATGATGCTCCCGATTCTTTAAGTATGCTGCGCAGGTTTACTGACGAGATGGGATTTAACAATAAGGCGGTCGAGTCTAAAAGTGGTAGGAGTAATTGGGATAGTATAGAGATAGGAATTAATCAGATAAATATATGACCAACGAGGAGCGAATGAAAAGACGTGGCGAGATGTTTCGTTCACTACCTATGTCTGATTGGCATCAAATTATTGCATTTGAAAAGATTATACGAAACTATATAAAAATGAAAGAACTTTTAAAAAGAAAATAATATGGATGGTGAAGAAGTAGTATCATTGGGATTACCTCCAGTATTCCCAGATCATTTAGATATAGAGCAAATAAAAACTCTATCCTTTTCAGAACAGTTAACCATTCTACGCAAGAACTGTAACCGTATAACCTATGGTCAAATTGCGAGGGATATTCGTTTCTATGAGAATCATCACCCGATACATATAGACCAAGATAAGGAGGACTATTATGTAATGGAGGATGTAGAAGCTCCAGATGGTAAGATTGAAAAGAAGTCAGTCAAAGTCCGCCAAACAAAACTTGCCCTGCCGTATCCACAACAAATAGTCGCTAACATGGTGGCTTTCCTGTATGGAAATGATATTGATTTGGTATTGAACAGAAACAGAAACGACCAAGCTATTCAAGATGCGTTTGCTAAATTTACTGATATTTGGAATAAAGATTTACGCATGATGTCGCTAATTAAAAAAGCTACAAGAATGTGTGGAATTGAAACAAGGGCTGCAATACAGTTCATGTATGATGGAGTTAGTCTAAGAGGTAAGGTACTATCTTTTAAAGATGGATATAAGATTTATAGACATCGGGATGATGCAAATAAAATTGATGCTGTTACGATTGAATATAAGCGTGATAAGATAGTAGAAGGAGTATTACGAATGAATGTACCAACTATTGAAATTTGGACTGATTTAGGAGTTGATAGATACGAAGGGGTTACTTTTATTGAGCATATCGACAACCCAATGCAGACTAAAAAACTATTGTTCGCTTATCTCGAACAAGATGCTTCGGAGTTTGAATACGTAAAGGATTTGATTTCTCTTCAAGACTATTCACGCTCAATGCACTCGGATGTAAATGTTCGTATCGGTAACCCGGCATTAGTGGTTCATGGTAAATTATCCAAAAAACCAGTTTACAATGCAACCGTAAAAATATACGAGATTGATGGTGCGAGTGGATTTGATGCAAGTAAATCAGGTCAAGCCGACATGAAATACTTAGAGGTTACATCTGCTCCTGAATCCATTAAGCTTGAAATGCAAAATAATGAGAATGATATTTATCGCTTTACATGGCCTGACCTCAATAAGTTAATGACCGATATGAAAAATGGTAACTTGTCAACTCAATCAATGAAACTTACATTCTTACAGGCTTTTGTTAAGGTTGCAGAAAAACGTGAGATTCACGATGAGTTTATTTCAAGAATTATCAGTATAGTAAAAGATATGGCAACTGAGCTATATCCCGAACTTACAGGAATGAAGGATTTGGATATTAGTTTCAATTATAACTCTCTATTACCATCATCGGTGGATGAAACAGTTAATATGCTTGCAGTTGCTGTTGGCGCAGGGATTACATCCGTTGAGAATGCGGTTAGGATATTGACTATTAATACGCCTGAAACTATGGATGAATTAAATAAACAGAGTGCTGCGGAAGCTAAATTAAAAGCTAAGGTTGCGGCAGATGCTGCTGCTAAAGCTAAGGTTGAGGCTAACTTAAAAACTACTGCGAGTGCGGCAGAGAACGTAAGGAATCAGGGAGGGGTAAATTAAAAATAATATAAAAAATAAATAAAGATGGAAAAAATGACGTGTAGTATGATTATTGGTAAAATAGAAGAACAAGAGGAGGTCGGAATAAGAAATATAACTCTTATATTTGATTGTCCAGATGATGTTCATTCAGGCTCTATTATAGCAAAAGAATCCATAAATGATAAATTTTATTTCTTCAGAAAAATTGGCGATAAATTTAAAGTAGAATTTGAATCTATCGAGTAAAAGTAGTTTATTTTTATTAATAACAATCTTTAACTATAAAAATACTTTTATAAATAAAGAATTAATTATATTTGCAATAAATTAAATAAACACTATGATTGAAAATGAAGTAATAGTCAGTAAACTCCAATCGGAGGGGATTGATGAAAAGCTCGCAGGGGGTATTCAATTTGAAACGGTGGAGGCGTTAGATGCGTGGGTTGGTATAGCCAAAACATTCACAGCGAAACCGAGGGGCATAGAAGAATACAACGCAGACGAGTTAAAGAAATTGGCAGACGAAGGTAAGGTAAAAGGCTTGCAGGCTCTTCTTGATAAAACAAGATCAGAAGCAAAAGGGAAACCGACTGACCCAGCTAAGCCAGCAACAGAGGTTTCACCTGAATTAAAAGCGATACAAGACAAACTTGACTTGCTCATGGGTGATATTAAAACTACGAAAGAAACTACCGCAAAAGCTCAATTTGATGCCCACGTAGAAACAAAGACCAAAGGATTTGACCCATTAGAAGTAACTATGCTTAAAAGCTCATTGCCAATCACTGCTACAAACGCAGAAATTGATGCTGCTGCTGATAAGTATCGTCAATTAATGGTTAGTCGAGGTCTTAAATCTTATGCAACGAGTTCGAGTTCATCTGCTCCTGCTGGTAAATTAGACGCTGATTTTTCAAGTGCAGTAAAAAGTTTTGTGACTGATAAAACAACTAAAAAATAAAAAACTATGCCCTATTTTGTAAAAAATACCGCTCCCGCACCTGATCCAAAGATTTGGGATGAGCTTAATGCTTGTACCGATGGTTTAGGTGGTGGTGTATTGGATGTAACCGAATTGGATGCAGCTAAAAACGGTGGATACCTATTAAAAGGTGCTCCTATGTATTTGGATTACGCAACGAAAATGGCTCATGTGGTTAAAGCCGCTACCGTCATTACTGGTGGAACTACCACTGCTCCTCGTGTAAATAAAAACCACTTATTGAAAGTAGGTGAATTTGGTTATGTATCTGGAGATGCAGTAGCTATTACTGCTATTGATACCACTAGTGCTGCTTATGATGTGATTACTTTTGGGGCTGCCGTAACAGGCGTAGCTGCTGGAGCTATCATAACCCAAGCCACTGCTGCCGGAGCTACTCCCGCTGTAAAATATACAGCTAATTGCTTATTGGGTAATACCACTAAGATAATTGCCGGAACTTCGGTAACGTGCATTATATGTATTGACCAATGGGTTCCAATGGCACGTATTCCTCATTCTATTTCCGCTTTAACTGTTAGTGCTCTTAACCCTCTTATCATACTGAAATGATTTCATTTAACGAACTTATACAAGACCCTACGCAATTCCAAGATTTTGTGAGGGAATTAGCACCAGCATTTAAGACTCCTAAATTCCCTATGTACACAGAAGATGTATATTCTGAAACTCGCGAGTGGAAAGCGGTTGCTGCATTGAACGGACGAGTACCAATGGCATCATTGATTGACCCATATTCGGGTAAGCCAATTATCGGGACTGAAAAGCCTCTTGATATGTACGGTGATATGCCTACATTTGGTAATAAAGTTACTTTCACTGCAAAGGAATTTGCCAAAATTGGTCAATTAGAACGTGGCATAGCTAATAACATGGTACAACCACAGCAACTGATTAAATTCCTTTTCAATTATTTCGAAAGGTTGTCAGTAGGTCCACTTATCTCACAAGATAAATTGTTCTTTGAAGCATTTTCTAACGGTACATCAACAATTTTAGCAGCCGACAACTTATCGGGTTTAGGTATGTCTATTGATTGGGGAATTGATAAATCTAATGTTGGAATCACTTGGGCTACTGCTGCAACTGCAAACGGATTGGAAGATTTGAAAACTCTTTATTGGAGAATGTATAATACTTACGGTGTAATTGTGGATAATTTCACTATGAACCGTAAAACATGGTCGTTGTTGCAGGCTCAAGCTTCTACGAAAGCAGCTATGACAAGTTACTTCTCTGATGGCTCAACTACTACTAAATATATGGGTACTCCTTCTTTGGAAGCTGTAAACAAAATTTTAGTTGATGGTATGATGTTACCTACCATTACTATTGAAGATACTATGGTATCTAAATATAATGCCGATGGTACAACCGCAGCAGCCGCAACAGCAGCATTTATTGATGGTCGTGTTACCGCTCACGTAGGGACTACAATCGCTCAATATTTGTGGACTCCATCTGACGAACAACGTAGACCGGATTCAAATGTAATTTATCAAGATGTTAATCACGTACTATTGTCTACTCGTAGCGATAGAGGTAAGGTAACCATTGAAAGTGAATTATCTTCTATCTGTGTTCCTACTTTGATGAACCAAATGAGTATATTAATCACTGATGCAACTGCATAATGACTAACATCCAAGCATATATGGCATATAACCCCGATGCAACGGTAGCAACTCTTGCATTGGGTTTGTATGACATTAATGTAGAAGGTACTGATAGCAATAAAGCTGCAATGGCTTTAGGAATGATTGATAAGGCGATTTCAGGAGACTATAAGCAAGGATATACATCCGAGACTACATCGAATGAATCAAGATCGTATCTTTACAATCAAGGTAAGGCTATTTTAGCTTCGGTTGGAATAATATATGTCGAGCCTAATATTGGAATTGTAGTAAATGGAAGCTCATGGTAAGATATTCCTTTCCATCAATCATAACTGGAGACCCTGTTTTAAATGAAAATGGAGACCCTATAAGTGATGGGGTTGATACTCCGTTCTTTGCTGATTATCAATTAAGGATGGGAAATGAATCAGTAAACTATGCTGGCTCTTTTGTTAGAGTTCAATATAAGATGTTCGTTCCGGTAAATTCTAAGATTGATTTTAAGTTAGGAGCAGAGGTTACTTGTAACGCAAGCAAAGGAGTAATCGTATCTATTTTCCCGACTGCAAAGAATATCGAGATATGGGTACAATGACGCAAAAATGGACGATGCCACAAATTGTTAGCAAACTCGATAAAAAAACTGATGTTGCTTTTGATGAAGGGAAACTTACAGATGCGTTATTTGATATATGTCAAGAGATTGCCGCTAAGGCTCGTTCAGGACACACTTTTATGAATATAAAAGGAGAACTTGAATCATCAATTGGGGTCGTAGTATTAAAGGATAGAGAGGAAATTAAAAGATGGGATGTAAGTTCAGTTTCGGGAAAAGACCCCGCACTTGGAATTATAGACTTTCAAAATGCTCTTGAACAATTTGTACTTGGAAAATCAGAATTACCAGATGGTACTCATATTCCTGAATTTGGACTTGCTGGAATTGTATTTGCAGCAGCACCGTACGCAGGGACGGTAGAAGCAAGAGGCAGAACGGTTTTAGATTACTTTAAACCAGATACAAATTATGTCTTTAGTATTATAAAAACGGCAATTATATGACCAATACTATATTTGATGTTCTCAATCAGCTAAAAACTTCTCTAACTTCTTTTCTTATTCCAATATATAAAGAGGTAAAAAAAGATGCTGAAACAGGAAAATGCTTTGTATTGACATATATTCCGATAAAAAAGACGTATATTAGCAGCACGAATGATATAGTAATTTTACTCTATCTTCCAAAAATAGCTGGAATAGCGGATATGATTAGCGTGGAAACTTACTCTAATTCTATTGAAACTAAACTAAAAGCATTTAAAGCGGCTAATGGACAGATAAATTTTAATGAAAACGTTGACCCTTTTACAGATAACTTAGACAGCAACTATACTGTCACAACTTTTAAAATAAGAACAATTAACTATTAATAAATAAAATTATGGCAGCAACAAGTGGTGTTATCAATATAGTAGAGTTCGTCTCTGCTGAATACGCAGACGTAGATTTAAGCTCGTCAACAGTACCGACCACGCTTACAACTATCACTGCGGATCAATTAAAACAAGGTTCTTTTAGTTTGGATATTCCAGAAGAATCAGTTACAAACGACTATACAGAAGATGGAGAAACTTACAATGTAAGAACTACACCTTCTGCTAAAAAAGCAGTTTTAGGATTGGTTACCGCAACCGCAGAGACTATTGCTGATTTAACATCGGCAGTACTTACCGCAGGAACAGCAGGAACAACTCCAGATAAATTGAAATTTGGTACATCTGCATCGGAAACCGTAGTAAACAAATATGTAAAAATTACAGGCAAAAACTCTGATGGAAAGACTATCACTGTCGAGCTATTCAATGCTAAACCAACCTATTCATGGTCAGGTGCAGCAGGTAAGAGTACAGAACCACAACCTTTCACCGTTACATTTAATGTAATGCGTCATCGTGTTTATGGAGCTTCTTTCCAGATTAGTCCAGCATTCTAAAAAAAAATTTGCGTATCATTAAAAAGGTGGAGGGGGATAGGAATATTCCCCTTTATTTTTAAATACTAATTTATGGAAAATCAAACGATAGAGGAATTTTTACTACAGGATTCGGAGAATATACTTCGATTGCCTTTTAAGTATAAGGCCTGGCTAATTAGACCAGTTACAATGGCACAGATGATACAAATTCATCCGTATGTAGCTAAGATAACCAAAATAGATTTGGATGGCTTACAAGATAGCATAGAGAACGGAAGAATGAGTGATTTTATTGAGTTCTTTGGTAAGTATGGTTCGGATGTAAAATACATAGTAGATACAATTGTTGGCGAAGAATTGAAAGAAGCTACATCAGATGACTACATGGCACTACTTATCGGAACTCTATATCGCATGGGTAATAAATCTTTTCTGAAATCTATCAACTTAATCCAAAGGTTGAGCCTACAAACAAAAACGGGGTTAATAGCCGCAGAGAAAAGATATGTGACATCTATGACTTCAACAAAATCCTTGTAATTGCAAATCAAAATTTTGGATTTACTCCAGAATATACGTTATCAATGGGATGGACGTTATTGCAAAACATGATGACTGAATATAGTAGTATGAATAATACTGAAGAGAAGAAAGAAGAAATGAATATAACAGGTACAATAAGAGGATAAAATATGGACACCAACGAACTATTTTGGGCTACAGGAATTGATAATTCAGGGCTAAGAGCTAATCAGCAAGAAGCCATACAGATATTTACTACCCTTTCTAATCGGGTCACTGCGGCGTTAGATGAGATTACTCAAAAATACGGTAAGGTAATTGCTGCATCTAAGGTAAAGTTTGATAATCCGGTTGATGCAGGGATGATTTCAGGGATTAAGACCCAAATAGAAACGTTGGGTAAAACCATTGACTCTGAGATTACTAAATTGGGTAATTTTACCGCCAAGTATGACCAATCAATATCAAAAATAAGTAAATCTGCCGCTAAACTACAGGTTGGCAATAATAGTCCGCTTGCTCCGATGGTCGCTGGAATACAAAAGGATGTAGCATCAAGTACAGAGCAATTATCCTTTTTAGAGCGTAGATTCAAATATGCTTTTGGGTCTATGCTTGCGTACGGCTCAGTGCGTGTTCTAAAAGACATGGCAAGCCAGATTATAGATGTAAAAACCGAATTTGAATTTCTACAAACGGCTATAAATTCTTTTGCAGGGAGTGCTGAAAAAGGTGCTAAGATTATGCGCGAACTTACGCAATTTGCAGTTAATTCTCCATTACAGGTCAATGATATTACTGAAGCCGCTAAGCAACTGATGGCTTTTGGTGTTGGTGCTGATAACGTTGTTGGACAGATTAAAATGTTATCCGATGTTGCAGCTGGAGCAGGTAAACCTATCAAAGAAATAGCCTACATTTACGGTAAATCATTAACTGAAGGTAAAGTTTATACCCGTACTCTTATGCAGTTTGGTAACCTCGGTATCCCTATCTATGAAGCACTTGCTAAAGTAATGGACACTACTCCCGACAAGATTAAGAAAATGACACAAATGGGCGCCATTGGATTCGATGACATTAAGCGCGCGATAGAATCATTAACATCGGCAGGAGGACAATATTATGGATTCTCTGCTAAGATGATGGATACTACCGCAGGATTACTTTCTAATGTAAAGGATAAATGGATTCTTGCTATGAAAGATATGGGTGAGTCAAGCGATGGGTTTATTAATGGTAGCGTTCAATTGGTCGATACTGCAATTGCTCATTGGAAAGAATTAGGAGATGCTATTGTAGTAGCAGCGACGGCTGTTGGCACTTATCAGGTAGCTAAAATGGTATCAAGTCTTGGTACTAATATTTCTACCGCAGGAGCGAATATAGCGGAAGCAAATTCATT